ACACACTGAACTGACCCCCACACGTCCCAGTCGCCAGCCGTCAGGCTGATGCTCGTGACGTTGGTCGCTGCCCCGTTGGTTGCTGAGACGCCGGTCCCCGTCGCAGTGATGAATTCGCCAAGGCTGCCCGCATTCGCGCTATCGGCAAGCGTCGTCCCCACGATTCCCGACGTCGTGGACGGCGTAATCGTGCTCGTCGCAACGACTGTCGTGAAGCGGCCAGTATTCGCCGTCGTCGCGCCGATCGGGGTGTTGTTGATCGAACCCGTCGTGATCGTGGCGCCAGAGATCGTCGGAGACGTGCCGAGAACAACCGCCCCAGACCCCGTCGAGCTCGTGACGCCCGTTCCACCCTGTGCTACTGACAGCGGCGTCGACAGCCCGGTGAGAGACGTGATGTTCGCGTTGGCACCAGACGTAGCGATCCCGGAATTGCAGCCAAAGCCGGTGCCGTTCGTCCATTGCAGCGCCTGAGCGGCGCCGTTACAGCCAGTTACCGTGACCGCCGTCGGGCTGGCTGTCGAGTTGGTCGCATTCGCAACGACGGTGTTGGCAGCCTGCGTCGCGAGAGAAGCGAGACTCACCTTGCCGGTCGCGGTGAACGTGCCCTGGACGGTCAGGTTGTTGAACGTCGGGCTCGGATAGCTCTGCGCGAGCGCCAGCAGCGGCGCAAACAGCAGCGCAAACAGGATTTTCTTAAGCATGTCAGCTAACCGAGATGACGCCGCCGTTGTTCCAGAGCTTGCCGGAACTGCCGGGGAGCGATGTGGGAAGGTCGGAAGGCAGCGGATCGACCAGCAAAATGTCATTGATCGTCTGCGCCTGGATGTTCGCGCCGCTGACGACGAGCTGGTAACGGCCGTCTGCCGCATAGAACGAAAATGCGCCGTTCGTATCCGTCGTCAGCGGGTTCGTCGCGGGCGTGACGCCGTTGTCCGAATAGATAGTCGCCGCGGTGCCGCCCGGGTAATTGTTGACCTGCACCGACGCGCCAGCGACCGGAGCGCCCGTCGAATCGGCCACGCTGTTGACGTATTTCTGCATCAGATCACCCGATTCGTGGTGCGGAACGCCGCGTATTCCGGGCCTTTCAGGATCTTCGAGACCATCGGCCAGTGATCCGGGTCCATGTAGTCCCAGCCGTACTTGATCTTGATGTCGAGCATGACGGACATCGGCACGCGCATGACGTGCTTGAACTCGCCCATCTTCTCGAACTCGCCTTCCTGCACGCGCTTGGCATGCGTGTAGTTCAGCAGCGATTCGACGTCCTCGGAATACTTGACGTGGACCTTGTCGTCTTCTTCGTGGTAGGTCGTTTTCATCAGTGCGTTACCTCCACCACGTTGCAGGTGCCCGTCGATGCGCCGTCCTGGATCACCGCGATCTTTTCGCCCGGTGCCACGCGCAGCATGATCGGCGGGTCGGATGCCTTGATGAGCATGTCCGTGGCCACCGCGACAGGAGCGTTTCCGATGCGCAGATGGCAGTTGCCCGTCGTGGAGACGTACACAGCAAACGTGCCTTGCCCGAAGGGATTTGCTGTCGCTGCGGACGACGCCCCGACGGTAATGTTCTGGCCTGTACCTGCGATCGGACGAACGGGAGAAACCGGAACCCAGTTAGCCATTTCATGACCTCAAATAAAAAAGGGGCGACCGAAGCCGCCCCAAATCCCTCTGGAGAACCGAAACCGATTACCCGTTCGTGTCCGTGACGATCCCATGCGCCTTTTCGTTGCCTACTTCGAGCGCGTAGTCGACGAGCAGCATCTTCTTGTCCGAATCACCCGTTTTCGCGAGCGGCGTCGTCTGGAACGGACGCAGGTACGCGACGCGGATGTAGTTCGGGTTGAGGAAGAAGCAGTCTTTCGACTGGGCCAGGAAGATGTCCGGGATGATCTTCACGTCGCCGAAGTCCGACTGGTAGACGTCGACCGCCGTCTTCAGCGTCTTGTCTTCCACCTCGATGAAGCGCGTGCCGGGACCGGCGAAGGCCGAAATGGCCTGCTTGTTGACCGGCGAAACGACCGCATACTCCGGCGATTCACCCGATGCCGAGTAGATCTTCTGGAGCACCGACTTGACCATCGCTTCCGTCAGCGCCGTGGTAGCGCTGTTGTACGTGCGCGTGCTCGATCCGTCCGTCCAGCCGTTTGCAGCAAGCGACGGATTTGCACCAGCCGGCGTGCCGCCCGTCTGGAAGACGGTATTCGTGTACAGCCAGCACGGCAGGCCGCCCGTCTTCGACGCCGTGGTCGAGTTGCCGGCCGCCTTCGCGCTGTTGTACGTCAGAATGCCTTCCATGTCGCGCTTCAGCTCTTTCGACTTCTTCATGAGCTGGTAGCCCATCTTGTTCGAGCCGCCCGCAGCCACGACAGCCTGCGATTTGCCCGAGAGCTGGACCACTTTCGTCGACGTCTGCACGTAGTTGCCCATGCGAGCCGTCGGCGTCAGCGCCTGCGAGGTCGGATCGTCACCTTCGACCGCGGCGTTGCTCAGGTTCTGCGCCGCGAGCGAGTCGGTATCCCATTCGTGGTTGTTCTGCGTCGCCCGGTTCTTCTTCGTCATGTTCAGGATCGGCGTCTTGAACGGATCGACGTTGAAGATCAGGTTCGACAGGTCTTCCCGGATGTTGGTCTGGGTGTACGTCTGATAGGTATTGCTCGGAACGGACATGGCCGTTTCTCCTTTACTGGTTCGCGAAGAAGTCGAACGCCGCTGCCTGGGCGTCCTGATCGCGAGGATTTCGGTTGAGGCGATCCATCACCTGCTGACGTTTCGCCGTGCTGGGGTTGCTATCCACCCGAGATCCCGGTTTCGCCATCGGAGGCGCTTGCCGAACCTGTTTCAGAGCCTGGGGAGCGGCTGCTTGGAGTGCCCGATAACGCGCCGCGTCATGCAGGACTCGCATGTAGCGGTGGTCGTATATCTGGCTGAGCTCGGCTTCCTGGAACCCAAGGCTGCGGGCGTATTGCGACATGGCGTCGCGGTCCTGCTTGAACGTTGCCTCGTTGCGCCATTCGGGGATCGCGGAATACAGCTTTTCGCGCTCACCTGAAATGGCCTGTTGCATCGCCTCCTGCTGGCGTTGCTGATGTTGCTGGGCTTCCTGCTGTGCGGCCTGATCTACCGCTTGCAGGTAGTTCTGAATCTGCTGGCCGCGCTGCTGGTATTGCGAATAGAGCGCGGCATACTCGCCGGGATTCGTCTGGCGAAGCGTGTTCCAGTCGACGTTCTGGTATTCGGCGTTGAGCATGTTCAGCGCGAGATTGCCCATCGCCTGATGCTGGCGGTAAGCGTGTTCCTGCGCCTGACGCCATTGCGTCTGTTCACTCTCGAACTGCGTCTTCAGGTTCGAAAGCTCGATCGACTTGTTGTTGACGTGACCTTCCAGCTGGTACGACTTGAGCACGTCCGAAAGCGGAACCTGCGTTTCCTTGCCGTCGATCTTGGCCGTCACATGCAGGCCCATGACCGACTCCGGGTCGATCTTGTGAGCGGTCAGAAGCTCGTTGAGCGACGAGTACGTTGGCGCGTCGCTTTCGGCTTCCTGCTCGCCTTCCTGACCTTTGTCGTTCTCTTGACCCTGGCTGCGCTCGGCGTCCTGCTGTGCGCCCTCCTGATCAGCGGCAGGAGCAGTCTGCGCAGCACCTTCGTCTTCACGCGGGCGCTCTGCGGCCTCCGATGCATCCCAGAAGCTCTGGAAAGCTGCTTCCTGACCTGCGGCGCCCTCAAGAGTGGGGGTAGTCGCTACGACGTCGCTCATTTGCTGGCCTCAAATAAAAAAGGGCGCACCGAAGTGAGCCCCTGTTGTCGAAAGGTTGGTTGTCTAGCCGACGCGCGTGAATGCGCTACGCAACCATGATTTGCGCTGCTCTTCCTGCTGGTTGATCTGGAACTGCGCGATCTCGCCGGTCTGCTTGATCTGCTCGAAGTAGCTTTCGAGCGCGCCCCACAGTTGCAGCATCGTGATCAGCCGCGTGTGCATCGTTTGGTCCGACAGCGGGACGGCTTTCATCTGGCGTTCGATCCCTTCGAGCACGGCCTTCTTCGCCTCGACGAAGATCTTCGAGTCAAGGACTGCCGCAGCATCGCCGCCTCGGGTGATTTCGTCGTCAGGCGCCATTCCAGAGCCTCTTCTGATTCATGCAGCGTTCCCAAGCTTCGCGCGGAGTGTTTCCGAGACCGTGATGGATGCCCAACGAGCAATGCCACAGGTAGTCCGACCAACGCGACCGATTGATATGGGGCTTACGCGCCACGCTGCACCTCGCTCATGTCCTGATTGACCATCGCGCCGGCGTCGGCCGCCGCGTTCTGTTTCAGTTGCGACGCCACGATCTGGCCGATGACCTTCAGCGCCGTCTGCCATTCCTGCGAGTTGATCTGCGCCATCTGTACGTCTCGATCCCGCGCGCCCTGCTGTGCGCCGTGGAGCACTTCGGCCTGTGCCTGCTGCTGCTCTGCCTGTGCCTTGACCTGCTCCGTCTGGAGACGCGTGTTGGCGATCGCCTGATCCGACTGCGCCTTGATGTTCGCCGCTGCGATGCGCGGATCGGCTGGTTGCTGCGCGCGCTGCGCCATCGCCTGCTTGTACTCGTCGGAGTCCGGGTCCATCGCAAACTGCGTGGGGTTCTCATAGCCAAGCAGGTGCGAGCCCACCTTGAACGTCTCGTAAGCCTGTTTCGGGCCGACCAGACCGAACGACGCGACCTTTTCCTGCATCTGGGCAAGCATCATCAGGTTCGCGCGCGCTTCCTCGCGGTTGCCCGAGCCGAGGCCGACGTTCACGCTGACCTGCGTACGCTCGCGCCAATCGCCCGGATTCACGTCCACCCAGCGGTCGGTGAGCCTGAGCGTCATCGGCTTGTCCTGATGACGCATGAGCAACTTGTGAATCTTCGTGAAGACCTCTTTGACGCCTTCCGCGAGCAGTCGCGCGACCAGTTCGACCTTCATGGCGGCAGCGGACATCGCGGCAAGCTGGCCGCCCTTCGTGACGTCCTGCAATGCGTCTGCATCGACTCCCATCGTGTCCTTGCCGATGCCGGTGCGCATCTCGCGCTGTAGGTCGCAATACTCCATCGCCGGCAGGATCTGTTGCATCAGGTTCGACGGCTGAACGAACGGCATGATGTTGTCCGCCACCGGGCCATCCACGCGGATGATTCCGCCGGGCCGCGAGGTCAGCAGGTCCTGCACGTTCACCTGTTTCCAGTTGACCGCGACGCGCTGGTTGTTCGAGATGTAGATGTTGTCGAGCGCTTGGCGAAACAGCGTCGTCTTGATGACTTGCAGGTCGTACAGCAGGTCGTAATAGCTGATGCCGACGTGCCGGTGCGGCATGCGGATCGGCGAACAGTACGAGTAGCTGACCTCTTCGACCTCGTCGTTGTCGAGGATCTTGTCCCCGCCGACCATCACGCGGCGCAGTTCTGCGATGCCGTCACCGTCGTAGTCCACGCGGATAAAGACCGTGCGCAGCGTCACAAGCTGGCTGGCCGGATCGCTCGGCTCTTCCTCGGAAAGCTGGTCCGTAACCTCGTTGCGCGCCAGTTCGATCAGATCGAGCCACGACGGCTGCGCAACGGTGATGGAGTCGATCACATCGCTGTCGAAACCCATCTCGCGCAGGTCGGAGCGCGGCACCTTGCGCTCGTGCTCGGCGAACGGCGATTCGTCCAGGCCGTGCCGGGCTTGCGGCGAGATGCGCATTTCCTCGGGCGGCACGCATTCCACGCAGATCCGGCCCACCTGCCGCGTACGGCGCAACTTGATGTCGAAGCTGATCTGCTGCTGCATGCCCATCGGGCCGTCGATTACCTCGACCTTTTCCTTCTGCTCCAGCACCTCGATCTCGTCCTCGGTCTGCAACAGCATCGCGAGTTCGATTTCCGTCAGGCCGGTGTACGACTCGACCGACGATTTGCGCTCCTTCAACCAGTACGTGTTGACGTAGCCATTGCGCAGCAGCAGCGCGTCCTTGAAAAAGTCGTGCAGGATGAAGAAGCCCGGATTCTGCTTCATGAACACGTGGTTCACGACTTCCGTCTCGATTTCGGCCTGATCGTCATCGTTCGGCGATTCCGGGTCGAACTGAACCGGCTTGCCAGAGCCGACGAACATACGCATCAGCGTCGGCATGATCCATTCGACGGTGTCGCGCAGCTCGGGCAGGACGATCTGGGAGCGGTCCTCGACCTCGTTGCCGATCGGACGCGCGAAATAGGCGTTCAGCGCGTTGTAGCGGTCGATTTCGAGCGTCGTCATCTGCTGCGCGGCCGGCTTGATGCTGCCGCCGACGGATGGGCCAGTGGAGACGCTGGAGCCGAGGGAACTCTTCTCGTATTGACCGATGAGAGCCAGCAACTCTTCGTCCGACATGCGATCAGCCATTGCTGTCCTTTGCCTTGGGGCCGGGTTTGCGCGCGGCTGCGGCCTCTTCGAGCGCCGAAATACGATTGATGGCGACCGCGAGTGCCTGTTCAGTTTCGGTCAGTCGCTCCTGAAGCTCCGTGACCTTGACGTTCAATTCGATGCTCATACGATCGCCAGCCTTCCGTAATCCAGCGGTTTCATTTCGACAGGCTCGGACCATGTGATGCAGCCAAGGCCGAACGCATCTGAGCCGTGGCTCGACCAGTCGTGCTCAGGACCAAGGCCAATGCCGCGCTCTTCGTCGCGCTTCTCGTGATACCAGCCGAGCGCCGAGCGCCCCGCTTCCGTCGTCGCTTCGTTGAAGCGCACCTGCGGGAATAGCACGCGTGCGCGCTCGATACGCGCCATAGCCGCGCCTTTTCCCTGATTCGGAACCGTCGTCACGCTGTAGCCAGCCTTCTTCAGCGCGGACTCGTACGAGACGTCGTAGACCTTGTCCTGCGTCGCGCCGTCGTGCGGCAGCCAGAACTGCGCTCTGGCGGGCTCGTAGCCCTGTGTGCGACACCAGGCAATGTGCGCATCGATCGGCTGCCCTACGGCCTCGTAGTAGTTCACGCAGCGGATTTCACGCCCGATGAACTGCATCGCCCAGATGGCGAAGGCGTCAGCCTTGGCACCCGTTCCGCCGATGTCGCAGATGAGACGCACGGTCATCAGCGGATCAGCCGGGAAGAAGCCGATACGGCCGTCCTGCTTCGCCTTCAGCAGGTGCTTCGAGAAGTACGCGCCTTCCAGCGCCGTAACGTAGCCGCCTTCCCAGACGTGGTCGTACTGCTCCGGACGCTCTTCCAGATCGCGCTGGCGGTCGCGTTCGAGCTTCGCCGGAAACTTCGGGTTGTCGCGCCAGTTCAGTTCGACGCCCTTGACGCGCGGGTCCTTGCTCTGTCGGAAACGCTTCTCGACAGGTGCCGTCTTGCGCTTCGGGTTCCACGTCACCCACAGCTCGGCGTTCCAGCCCTCGCCTTCCTCGCGCAGCGTCGGGATCAGCGTCGTCCAGGCTTCCTCAGTGACTGGCTCTGCCTCATCGACCCAGCACACGAGGATGCGGCCCTTCGACTTGATCGACGCGATGTTGCGATCGAGACCGGCGAACACGAACGAGATCCGCCCGTCGCGCGACTTGATGTAGTTGTCGCCGATCTCGTAGTAGGACCGCAGGAAAGGCTCATCCTCGATGGCGCGCTTGCATTCCTCGAGCGACGAATCGGCCAGCGAGTTCATGAACTGGCGGGCACAGAGCAGAATGCCGGTGATGCCCGACATGCCGTAGACGTAGCCCTTGACGGCGCACATCTTCGCGAAGCTGCGGGTCTTGCCCGAACCGCGACCTCCCCACGACGCGCGCACGTCCGCCTCGCCTTCGAATACTGGAATCAGCTTCGGAGGCAACGCAATCTGCGCGGATGTCACGAGTTTTCGCCTTTGAGCGCGACGAGTTCGATACGGGTCACGGATTCGACCGGGCCGTCGTCCTTGCCAACAAGTTCGTTCGTCACGCGATCGCCGTACTTCTTCCTGTTCATCCGGGCCAGACGCCACTTGCGCGCGTCGATGCGAACAGCAGCTTTGCGCACGTCCGGCTCGTTGTCCGCGATGTCCTGAATGTCGTCGAAGATCGCCTCTTCGCGCTCGATGCACGCCGCGTCGTACTGCGCCTGAAGATCGGGGCTGTTCTTGCGCCAGTTGTTGAACGTCTGGCGGCTCGGCATGCCCTCGCCTTTGCACGCCTGACTGAGGCTCTTGCCGTCGGCAATGCTCGCGCAAATCTCATCGAACTTCGCCTGGCTGAACTCGACGCGCGGCGCCAGCTTGCGTGCCATCTCAGCGCCCCCGAGCCTTGTGCCAGAAGTACGCGGCCCAGCGTATGCCGATCGCCGCGACAGCCGAGATCAGCGCGGCAGCAACGAAACCGCCGAGCCAGCCGAAGAAGCGCCACATGGTCACTGCCCCAGCTTTTCCCACTCGTCGTGCGAGCCGGGATGCTTCGTGTCGTTGTGCTTCGCCGTGCGCTCGCCGCGCATCGGCTTCTGGCCGAGCACCTTGTCTGCCTTCGCGTCGATCTTCTTTTCCGTGCCTGCGGACATGCGGCCGGCGTTCACGGCTTGGCTCGCGCGTGCCTTTGCGTTTGCTGCGTGCGCCTTGTCCGGTACGGGATAGCTGCGGTCAGGACCGGCAAAATCAGCAGCAGGAAGACGCTTGCGAGCGCTTGCATTGAGCTTGGCCATGGATGCTGGCTCCAAAAAAATGCCCCGACCGTGTGAGGGCCGGGGCAGCAGGCTCTGCGGAGGCAGAGAGGAGACGTTCTGGAAAGCAAAAAGCCCCGCACGGCGAACCGGCGAGGCTTTTTCTGGAGACACTTATCCCAACTGCGCGGGAATATGCCATAAATTCGACGTGTTTACAAGCCCCTACGCTGCCACCTTGCACTCACTCCGATCGACGAGTCCGGCCGCTACCATCATCGGGCAGAGGATCGACTTGGCGCGGGCGTATTCGTCCTCCTGGTTGCCGACGCGCGCGTTCGACCAGACCTTGGAGCCGTCCGAGAAGTTGCGCATTACCGTATTGACTGCCATACGCGCGCGCAGGTCCAGCTTCATCACCATCGGCTCGACGACCTTCCCAACCGCCTTCTTGCGCTGCCATTCGACCTCGGCGTCGAGGTCTTCGTAGTCCATCCACTGGCGGCTCGTGCGGAACTGCGCGCAGGTGCTGTCGAAGGCCGAGTAGCCGGTGCCGGGGTTGTAGCCCAGGCTCCACTCAAACCAGTCCAGCAGCAGCTCGTCGATTCTGTCCATGGTTTCCCCGTTGTTCAGCTAAACCAGCGTTTTGCCTTTTCCCAGAGCGAAGGCGCCGGCTTCCATGTCTCGATTACCTCGTACGGCTTCGGCTCGAACACAGGTTTCGGCTCTGCCTGCTCGAACAGCTTTGCATCCGGCCAGCAGACCGATTTATTCGTCGCCCCCATTGCTCCCTCGCCGCGCGCCTCAACGCACCCGACCTCCAGCGATCCGTCGACGACGCTGCGTTTTGCGTCTGGATGACCGCACATGGCAAGCGCGTAGCCTTGCCCATACATCGCCTGAAGTGGGTTCGGTAAAGCCGCGTGCTTGCAGTCCTTACACAGTTTCATGGTCGCTCCCGTTGTAATCCCCCGCGCTCCAGAAGGCCCAGCGGGCCCAGTCGGCGCAGCGTGTGTTGTCGATGCACGCGCCGCTGTAGGCAGACCAATGCTCGAAATCCGCCTCGAAGCGCTCGCTGTGCTGCGGGAAGGCTTCTAGCGCGGCTTCGAGCAATTGGGCCGGGTTGCCGTAGCACATCAGCCGCACTCCCCGCCGTGGCTGTCGGCATCAACCCCCGCATATGCGCGCCAGTCAGCAGACTGCTGCTCCTGCCAAGACTCATCGGTCTTCGGCACATCGCGCGGCGGATGCTCTCCGTTCCAACCCTCGCCCGAGGCTTCCCATCCAGCCACGTAGCCAGCATTAAACGCCTGACGCACTTTCGTGAGGAGGCACATCTCCCATGCGTCGAACCAGATCTCCCATCGCTCGGTTTTGTTGCTCCAATGCATATGCTGAGTGCGCCTGAAAACCTCCCACGCCTCATCCCTCTGCGACGGCTTATCGTCCGATAGGACCTGCGGAACTGGTTCGCCAAACGGGTTCCTCCCGCACCGCGGGCAAACGGCCCTGCCCTCCACAAGCATCTGCTGCCCCTGCTCATCAAGGATGGACTTCGGCTCGCCAGTGCAGGCGCATGCGGTGACGACGGGTTGGGTCATTTGCGTTCCTCCATTGCTGTGCAATGAAAAGTGGTTTTACCGACGTAGAACGAACCTAGACGGCGGCACTCGGTGGCGACAGTCAGATGGGCCCACACCCATCCGATTCCGACGCCGATAACGATTCCGACAAGGAGCTTCACCGGAGCCCCCTCATAAACCGCTCGTGCTCGGCGCGGTTGAACTCGAAGTAGCCGTAGTCACGCCAACGCCAGATACCGTCGGCTCCCCGTTCTTCGTGGACGTGTGGCTCACGGCTCTCGCATTTCTCGCATCGCCAACTGCTGTCCCACTCTCCGGGGGACGGGGGAGGCTTCTGGCTATCGGCGACGCTCTTCACCCACTCCGCAGCCTCTCTCGACATCGGCCACGGCCACGAGTCGGGCGCGGCGATCGCGCGGGCTTCGGTTTCGGTCATGACGCCTCCAGCCGCTGATGAGGCGCGCCTGAGCCGCGCAGCGTTGTGTCATCGGTCAGCGTGTAGACGCCCACGACGTGATCCGTGTGAGCGCCATTCAACCATTCCTCGGCGATCTCACGTGTATCCGTGCAAAGACCATTGATGAACGGATGCGCGTATATGGTCTTCGGCTTCTCTCTCATGCCGGTTGCCCCAGTTGTTCGAGGTAAGCCACGAATGGCAGCCTCACGCGTTGATGAAAACGACGGGCCGCGATCTCTTCGCTGCCGATCTGCTTGCGGCTCGCGATGTTGCATTTACGGCGGATGAAGTCGACAGCCTCGGTCTCGGTGGCAGCACCGCACCACTCCCGAAACCTCGGGTTCTTCGGCAGCGCGCCACTGAGCTGGAGGGCGGAGAGGGTCATTCCCACCCCGTCACTCGATAGTGCTTGCCAACGATGTGCTGAAGGATCGGTTTCTTTTCAGGTTCCCAAAGGCATTCGCCAGCGTCGCTCATCTTTTGACCGCCCTGAGCCCACCGCGTGACAGCCTCCCAGAACGGCGACTTCTCGCCTGGCTGAACGACCGCAGGGTCGCCGCTCTTGTTCAGCACGACTGGCCCACAGTAGTGGTGCATCTCGAAAGTCCATCGCTTACCCTTGGCGTCCGCGATAACGCGGGTCGGCCCAGCATACGAAATATGGATGATGGTCATAGCAATGCCCCCTGTTCTTCCCTCTCCGAAATCACCACATAGCACTCGCCGCCTTTGACGACGGGCCCGCGCACCACGCACAGCTCGTCGATCTGCTCGTCATCGTCAAACACGCCGGCATGCTCCAGCGCGTCACAGAGCGCCTTGAGGCGGTTGTCTAGGTCCGACGCCCGCTTGTCCCGCATGCACAGCCGCACGGCCATGAAGAGCCGCGCAGGGCCGAATTTGAGCGCGTCTCGCTCGGCGACGATCTCGGCCACCTGCTGGCGGAAGTCCTTGCCCTGCTGCGTGATGTACATGCCGCGCGGCGACTTGCGCCAATACGTGTTGACAGATGGCGGCAGGGGGAGCGTGAGGAATTGCGTCAGGCCCGGCGTTGCCTCGCGCGCGCACGCGTGCGTACTTGACGCCTGAAGCTGCATCGCCACCTGCTTTGCCAATTCCCCAGCGTGGACCCACGTCGTGCTCATGCGGCCTCCGGGTGATAGAGCCGATACGTGTTCGGCAGGACGTTTCTAGGCACAGGCGTATAGCGGCCCGAGGCCACGTCGTAGTCGAACTCGACCATTCCGACCTTGCCGTTGGCCTTTTTGCGCACCTTCTGAACGTGCACCTGAACCGGCGAATGCTCGTCTGTCACGTCTCGGAATACCGTCAGGCAGTTGTCAGCCTTGTTGCGCCAGTGCGCGGAGCCGGAAACGTCGTAGGGCGTGGGGACCGGATAAGCGCCGGTCGTCTTGTCCTTTTGAAGCTTGGTCGGATGTGCGACCAGCCAGACATGCACCTGATTTGCCCGAGCAAACGTGCGGATTTTCGTCAGCGCCTGTGAGATGTAGTCGGTTTCCGTCGTCCACTTCTCGCGCACAGGGTTGATCTCGTTCCACGGATCGATGATGAATCCCCGGATACCGAGCTGGGTGACCAGCAGACGCGCGCTTTCCAGCAACGCCTCGACGGTCGGGTATTCGGGCAGCATGAACGTGAAATGGTCGTCGATGAACGCGAACGCCTCTTTTGCTTCGTCGCGTCCCATGCGGTTAGGCTTACCCTGCGCGAACGGCTTGCCGGTGAATTTCTCCGCCAGTTTCTGGATGTGGCTTTCGAGCGGCTGGTTCTCCGGAGAGAAAATCGCGAAGTTCCAGCCCTGCCTGATCGCCAGATTCAGCGCGAGCGCGTCGAGCCATTCCGACTTTCCGTGTCCAGGGATGCCAGTAACCAGCGTCCACTCGCCCGGCATGACGCGGTAGTTGTCGTCCATCTCGCGCCATTGCGTCGACTCGCCTTTCTTCACGCCGTGGTCGTACTCGTTGAGCAGCGATTCAAGAACGTCAGAAACGCGATAGGTGCCTTCGACAGGAAGCGGCCGAGCGTTGCCAAGGCATTCGGCCAGAACTGCTGCGCCGTGCTTCAGCAGCACCTCGTTAGCATCCTTGCAGTCATCCGGCCATACGACCGTCTGGCACTTCTCGCGGCCGAGACGACGCACCAGTTCTTCCTGGAGCCTGACGCCGGGAGCATCTGAATCGACCGCGATGATGTGCATCTGGACGGCTTCGATCGCCGGGTCGTTCAGAAAATCGAACTTGTTGCTGTACGACTTCGAATCGGGTGCTGGGGCTCCGTCCGGGACCGACACGCAACTTTTGACGCCCGTCATCTCGACAGACAGCTTGTCGATTTCACCCTCCACCCACACGAGCACTTCAGGCTGGATGTCGTTCAGCCCGTACAGGATTCGCTCTGCGCCGGCCGCCATGCGGAACAGCTTGTCGCGTGTCCGGTACTTGACGTTCACGACCTCTTCGCCTCGGAAGTACGGAAACAGGACGCACCCGCGCTCTTCCTCGACCTGCGGGAAATACTCGGTACCGAGCGTGATCTGGTTACGCGCCACGACTTCAGCCGAGATGCCGCGCGTGTCGAACCATGCTTGCAGCTCGTCAGCCTTCTTCTCTGCCTTCACGAAGACGGGCTTCGAGTACACCTTGCGGATCTCCGGCTTCTGCCATTCGCCGCCCTTCAACGTGCCGCTCCAGCCACAATGCCAGCAGTTCCAGCATTCCTTTTCCGTGTTCACGTTCAGGCACGGATAGTTCTTCTTCTTCCGCGCCGGCGAACACTGCGGGCAAGTCGTCTTGACTTCAATGCCGGTGCGGTTGCCGAGATGGATTCCGAAATCGATGAATGTCTTCACAGGACCAATCCTTTCGTATTGCCTTGTTGTCCGTTCTGGTAACCGCGCTTCTGGTTTCTCACCCAATTGCGCCACGTCGCAGGCCAATCGAGCTTTCTCCCCTTGGCCCCTGGCTGCGCTACCCAGTAATCACGAAACTGATTCGCCACATTGCCAACATCAAGATCAGGTCTTTCGGCTCGGCAGAACGCCACGTCTTCGGAAGTCGGAACCCAGTCATCCGGCAGGCGAGCAGCGCGAGCATCAGCCTTTATTTCTTTCTTTTCTTCTCTTCTCTTCTCTTCTCTGGTCACGCTTGTGTCACGCTCAGACCGTGACATTTGTCCTTCATCTTCTGTGACTTTGCTACGCTGATTTCTCTTCCTTTCTGCCGCTAAAGCCCGTGTCTTGGCGGTTTCGCCGTTATGGCGATCAAATTTCGGGAATGTGACTCCGGAGTCGTCTATCTCCAACCAGCCGACAGAGATCATTGCTTCCGCGAATCCAGCGTGACGGATGTACCGATCTATCCAGACATTTGTCACGCCGGGAGCGTGACCATCGCGTGACTGAGTGTCGGCCCATCCCCACAAGTGATGAAGCATTCCAACGACTGTGAATTCGTCGATCGACAGACGAGCGGCGATAGAAATCACCGCGGGATCATCCGCGAGAGCGATTCGCATCTTGATCCAATCACCGGCCACTTAATGCTCCTTCAGGTCAAACCTTGCAAAGATCTTTGTGACGGTAGAAGCGCATACCCAACCCTTGCAGTACGCGTGAATAACGACACGCTTCAACAACGTTTTCATGCGGCTCTCCTGCGTAACAAAGCCAACTCTTCCTCAAGCCTGTTTATCTTCTCGGCCGGCGTCTCGATCATTTCCGCGATCTGACGTTTGCGCATTTCGCTGTACTGCGAGATTGCCCAGTTCGAGCAGAGATGTTGCAGAACCAGCTCCTGATCTGTCGTCAGATACCCCTGACCGTTCTTGACCTTCGTCAGATGCGGCGCCGCGAACCCCAGGTACTCGGCGATCTCGCCTTCCCGAATGCGCCGCACTCGCTTGTCCAAGCAAAGGCGGATCGCGTCCCCGTAGTCCTCGCACGACTCGATCAACCCATCTTCAAGACGGCGCGGTTTCGGTATCTCCATGAGAACCGGAAGCGCCAACTGCATGAGGTCATTGAAATTCTTCATTGGGGTTATCTGTTGTTAGCCGTTGCGTTAACCATTGGCGAGCGGCGCAAATAAAGGCCTCACTGAGGCCTAAAAGGAAAAAGAAGTGAAATCAGGCAACCATTTTTGCGAGCTTGCTGTCGCGGCGGATTCCGCCAACCGGAGGCTGTACGTCATCAGACGCGGCCGCCTCTTCGACTCCATCGCCCCAGATATCCGGGCGCAGCTCGGCGAGCGTGAAGCGCGGGTCATATGCAACCAGACGAAGGCAAAGAGCCGGACCCGGTTTGCGCTTGCCCATCGAGCAGTTGTAGAGATAGTTCACCGACGAACTGATGGCGTCGGCGAGCTGTTTGCGCTCAGCGGGTTTGGTGACGAGAAAGTAGTCGCGCAGATTCATGTCTATACCGGAGTGGTTGATGACTGTGGCTTCATCATAGACCATTCTGGTTTACTTGTACAAACCTTTTTGGATGTTTATCAAAAAGGTATAACTCTGTACGCTTGCGACCTATGAAAACGTGCAAACAGATGCGTCTCGAAAACGCACGTGCACTCGCTGGCGGCTCGCCGGCGTCGTTCGCAAAGCGTCTGGAGATGTCCGGTCAGCAGGCCAATGCCCTCATTGGCCCGAACCCCTTGCGCGGCATAGGGGACGAGAAAGCCCGCGAGATCGAAGAAAAATATGGAAAGGAAGTCGGCTGGCTGGATCACGATCACAGCGCCGAAAATTCCGATATGCCGAATAGCGGCACATACAACGCTCTGAGCGGCGAAGCGGAAGCATTGATCGCGTGTGTCCGTCATCTGGACGGCATCGGCGAACTGGCCCGTAAAACTTTCATACTACATACTGGTTTACTCCAGGTTTCCTCAGCTTTTACCGAATTGCAAACTGGCTCCGCTCGATCGCAGATGCTTGCCGAGACTGATCGTCTGTTGGCATCGAGCCTCGAAATCCCGGGGGCTATCAATGAGAGAACGCCTAAAAAGCAATGAAGTGATTGACCTATCTGCATACCGGCTGAAGGGTTCCACCAGGTCCCAGACGCCGCCAAAACCTCCCGTACCGCCCGATAAGTTGCTGGATGAGATTTCGTATCACCTTCTGATGGCAGCTCGCGCAATCGCCGCGCACACAAAACAATAAGCATCGCCGCCCCACACGAGACAGGAGCCCGCATCTACTGCGGGCTTTTTTATTCCCCAAATTTCGCTGCCTATCAACTTTGGTAGGCAATAGAAATCTATTTGGTCTGTTGCACACCATTTTGGTTGCTACGCTAAACCGTTTTGGTCTATGATTCTCTCAACAGGCGGCACCCAGCCGCGACGGAGAGACAGAAAAGTGAAGATCGAAATCAAGCACTGGATCACGGGCGCAATCTTATTCGCACACACGTGCGACTCGAACACCATCGAGATCACGCTGAAGGCAGCCATAGAGGCAAAGACGAACCTCCGTGACGCGAACCTCCGTGACGCGAACCTCGGTGGCGCGTACCTCGGTGGCGCGTACCTCGGTGGCGCGTACCTCGGTGGCGCGAACCTCGGTGGCGCGTACCTCCGTGACGCGAACCTCCGTGACGCGAACCTCCGTGACGCGAACCTCGGTGGCGCGAACCTCCGTGACGCGAACCTCGGTGGCGCGTACCTCGGTGGCGCGTACCTCGGTGGCGCGAACCTCCGTGACGCGTACCTCGGTGGCGCGTACCTCGGTGGCGCGAACCTCGGTGGCGCGAACCTCCGTGACGCGAACCTCCGTGACGCGAACCTCCGTGACGCGAACCTCGGTGGCGCGAACCTCCGTGACGCGTACCTCGGTGGCGCGTACCTCGGTGACGTTAAAAACCTTCGCTTTTCTCTGATTCCCGAAGAAGGTGCTTTCGTCGGCTGGAAAAAGCTCTCCGGTGGCGTCATCGCAAAACTCGAAATTCCCGCCGAAGCAAAGCGCACTTCGACGCCGGTAGGCCGTAAAAACCGTGCTGAGTTCGTCAAGGTCATCGAACTATTCGGCGCATCGGAAGGGGTCAGTCAGCACGACGGAAAGACCGTCTATCGCGCGGGTGAGATCGTGCGGCCGGATTCGTATAACGACGATATCCGACTTGAATGCACAAACGGGATTCATTTCTTCATCACTCGCCAAGAGGCTGAGGAGTATTGACATGGCAACCCTTCACATCCCCCCGATTGTTTCGCGCACGACGAAGAGCGTCGACTGGCTGTTCGATGCGGACCTCGAAGCACTGGACAACGCCTCTGAAGCTGCGTATGCGCGGCGCGAGCGAATCGAGCGTTCGGTTGACTTCATGGATGTCCTCGAAGAGATGTGCGAGGCCACGAAGCCGCAGCAGGAGGCCTTCATGAAGGCTCTGGCGCGCGGCAATGCGCAGGACCTGCATCTCATACATTGCCTCTTGGACCAAGCGAAAGAAACCATCGTCAAGCGCCGGTTGGCGGGAGGTGAGTGATGGCCGAGATCAAGCACATGCGTGCGCCTTGGAATCTGGACCACCCGCGTAATGCACATGTCGTTGACGACGAATATCACGTCATCGAGGGCGGTGATGGGGATTTCGGTGGTGTGGGATCAGGTTTTAGCGTTTCCGGCTTCATATCGATTCGCGACGCTCGCCTGATGGCCGCCGCGCCCGAGCTGCTCGAAGCATGCCAAGCGCTCGTCGAGGGAATGGAAGCAAGCGGGATCACTGGCCCATATCTCGACGCTGCGCGCGCCGCAATCGCCAAAGCAGGAGCATGACATGACCACGCACACCTTCATCGACCTGCGCTACGGAATCCTGCACAGCACCGATTACGTGACGCGCACGGGGCATCGAATCCATCTGCGATTCGAGACCATTTGGTACGACCAACTGATTTGGTGCTGATATGACCATCGACCAGATAGAAAGCATCCTCGCGTCGGAAATCGAGTGCAGCATCTTCGAGACCCATGTTGTACCGGCGCTAGAAGCTGCTCGAAAGGCATTTGCGGAATCGGAGTTGAGCGATGAGCGAATCATCGATATCGCCTACGAATGCGATCTCCCTGCGCACTTGGAGTCGAAGTTGGTCGATTTCGCACGCCTTATTCTTTCCGAGGGAGTGGCGCCCAATCTCGAACGTTCCGCTATCGCTTGGATGGTAAAGGGAAACTTTACTGACTTCTTCACTGATCTTGAAGAGGCTCATAAGTATGCGATGACGGTGCGGGCGAAAGTTATACCGCTCTATGCGTGGGGGGACTAAATATGAGCGCCCTAACCATCGGCCTGCTTCTCTGGGGCTTCGTCGGAATCCTGGCAGTGCTGTTTATTCGCGGGGCTGGCACGCAACGCACGCGGGTGGAGAAATGATGCCGACCCAACACAGGCGCCGTCAGTGGCGCGACCGCCACGAGCCGAACATCGAAGACCTGACGCTGGCGTTCGTTTCTGGCCTCGCGACCGCTTCGATTCTCTGGATGCTTGGATTGACTCTTTGGAGATAACGATGTCTGAAATGAAGCACACGCCGGGTCCGTGGTCCGTCATTGAACACAACTGGTCTGATACCGGGATCGTCAGCGGCAACGAATACATCTGCCTTCTGGAGATCCGAAACACAAACGAGGAATGCGAAGTAGCAATGAGCAACCGGATGGCTGCCAACGCCAGCCTTATCGCCTCCGCGCCGGACTTGCTTCGAATCCTGAACGGCATCGCGGTGCTGTGCGAGGACAACGGAGAGCCGGTCGACGGATTCGCGTTCCGTGAGCGCGTGATCGAGGCCCGCGCAGCAATCAAAAAAGCCACGGGAGCCTGACATGACCTTCTCTCGTGAAATCCGCCAGTCGCACTACCGCACGCCGCGCAGCGTGAGCGACGCTTTCGGGCCGTACGCACGCTACGAGTCAGCGGTGCGCCATCCGTTCATGCGCGACTTTGCAGAGCGAGTTGGGTACATCGTGTGCGGGCTGACGCTCGGTGGCGTCATCTCGTCGGTCATGTACGGCGCCTATACGGCTTTGTGCTGGGCGGTGACGAAATGAGTGATCAACAATTCGAGACGGAAGTGCATCGGCGCATCTACGAGAACACGAACGGCTATTACCTGACGGTTAGTCCGTCTGCCGACTTCCCCGGAAACGTGATGCTCATCGCTGACGAGATTCAGTCCGAATACTTCGGAAATCTGCGTCTGGATCTTCCCGCCGCGATGATGGTTGAAATTGGGAAGGCTCTCATCGCTGCTGCATACGAGGTGACGCAATGAAAAAGACACCGTGGTTCCCAGCAGCAATCAAACCCGCTCGCAAAGGCGTTTATCGAGTCGTCAAGTCGTTCGGAGAAGTATGGGCGCATTGGGATGGGCGCACTTGGTCGCACGGATTTGCAGGCAGAGAGCTTTTGCGTACCAAAGTCGATTGGATGCGGCAAATGCATAACGCGGACGCATACCCAATCACGAAATGGCGCGGCCTCGCGGAGCAACCGAAATGAAACTCTTCCGCGCCATCGCCCAGCTGATCGGCCTGTGGATTGTGATCGCGGCAGCGCTTGCGGCGGCGGCCATTTTCCTCGCATCCGTAGACGCGGCTATGCAGCCGCAGCATGTGTTCAGGGCGACGACATGAAACGTGAACCCGTAACCATCCGCGCGTCCTCGTTCGGCAGCCTGTTCGATTGCCCTGCCCGCTGGATCGCGATTCACCTGGAAGGCAAGCGGACGCCGAGCAGCGTCAATGCCGCGCTCGGAACTGCTGTGCACGCTGGCACTGCCCTTTATGACGAAAGCCGCCTGCCTGAGCGCGCGCCGGTCTCCGTCGACGACGCAAAGCAACTTGCTTTTGAATCTGCGACGAAGCCGCGGGAAGACGTCGACTGGGAAGGTGAGCAGCCGGCGAAGGTGGCAGACGTCGCGGCGTCGCTCACGGAGCGCTACTGCACGCTGTTCGCGCCGACGGTTGAATACGCCGCTGTCGAAATCAGCGTCGACTCGCTTCTTCTGACCGATCTGGACATCGTTCTGACGGGCCATACGGACCGCGTACGCCGCACCGATGATGGTCTGGGTATCTGCGACCTCAAGACGGGCAAGACGGCCGTAGGAACCGATGGAAAGGCCAAGACGCACGGCCACGCGGCGCAGATGGGCGTCTACGAGATCGTCGCGGAAACCGCGCTCGGCGTGCGCATGAATCTGCCGGCCGAAATCATCGGTCTCCAGACGAACCTGACGCCTGACAAGCAGCGTATCGGAACCGGCGAGATCGAAGGCGCGCGAGAAGTCCTGATCGGCAACGAAGAACACGCCGGCCTGCTCAACGTGGCGGCGCAGCTGGTACACGGCGAGATCGCGCCCTGGGGAAACCCAAAGTCGATGATGTGCCACAAGCGTTACTGCCCGAACTATCAAACCTGCTTCTGGAGAAGGTAAAAAAATGCAAGCCACTTCCACCGTCACCGATCTGCAACGCGCCAATCAGCCGCGCGAGGCGAGCATGCCGGTCGTACGCGCCAGCTTCTTCGACCTGCAAGGGTTCGAACTCATGCAGCGCGTCTCGAAGGCATTCGCCGCGTCGACGCTCGTGCCGAAGGAGTATCAGGGCAACATTTCGAACTGCATGATCGCGCTGAACCTCGCTGAACGCCTGAAGGCTGACGCCCTGATGGTGATGCAGAACCTGTACATCGTGCATGGTCGCCCCGGCTGGTCGGCTCAGTTCCTGATCGCCACGTTCAATCAATGCGGCCGGTTCTCCGCGCTGCGCTACGAATTCTTCGGCAAGCAAGGCGCAGACGACTGGGGTTGCCGTGCGTGGGCCATCGAGAAGGATACGGGCGAGAAGATCGTCGGCGCTGACATCACGATCGCACTCGCGAAGAAGGAAGGCTGGGCCACGAAGAGCGGCAGCAAGTGGCAGTCGATGCCGCAGCAGATGCTGATGTACCGTTCGGCCGCGTGGCTGGTTCGTGCGTATGCGCCTGAGATCGCAATGGGACTGCCGACGGCTGATGAACTGGCCGATATCGTCGACGTGAACACGGACGGCAGCTACACCATCACGACGGAAAGCCTGCGCGGCAGCGACGCAGAGACACGCCCTGCCGAAGTAATTGAGCCGACCACCGGCGAGATCACCGACCAGCGCCAAGCCCAGCAGGACGCGATTGTGCCGTCATACGCCGACCTGCTCGACCAGATCCAGAAGGCCGACGACATGGAAATCCTGTCGCTGGTGATGGACTCGGCTCGCGATCTGCCGAAGTCGGAACAGACGAAGCTGGCGCAAGCGTTCGAAGACCGCAAAGAGATTCTGCTCGGCGCGTAACAGTAAGCAACGGCCCGCGCGCAACGATCCCCGTGCGCGGGATGCGTGGTTGGGGGCGCAGGACCGGCCCTCCTTTTTCGAACCATACGCCGCGCAGTGGCTGCGCAATTCACTGAGACGAACCATGCAATTCGGACTTTTCGACGTTGAAACGATGCCTGCACCAGACGCTCAGAAGCGCGCGCGCCTCAACTTCCGACCGGCGAACATGCGAACCGTTCACGGCGTTCGGATCGATGGAGAATTCCGACGCGACACGCACTCAGTCTCGTGCGTTCAGTGCGTCGAAGACCATCTGCTCGATGCGCAGTTCGTACGCGAATCCGGTGGAGGCATGGACGCTCCTGAAGAGCTGCCGCTCGGCTCAGTAAAGGCGGTGTTCTGGGACGAAAGCAACGGTGCATCAACCTATTCGCGTCTGACCGGGCTTTGCCAACGCACGTATCGGCGCCGCTGATCTGATCTACCGCAAGGACAATGACATGGCAATCATCTTCACCCGCAAAGGCGAAGCCATTCTGGTCGACGACGATGACTACCCCGACCTGTCTCGATTCGTCTGGTACATCAACGAACAGGGCTACGCGGTGCACATGATTCGCTTGCCAGATGGGCGCGAAGTGATGGAGCGAATGCATCGGCGGGTGATGGGTTTGTCCTATGGCGATCCGCGTCAAGTAGATCATCGGTTCGGTAAGAAACTGGACAACCGTAAATCGGAATTGCGCATTTGCACTCATGCGCAGAACCAGCGAAATAGCTCAATCCGTAAGGACAACAAGTCTGGCATTAAGGGGGTGCGTTTCCGGGATAACCGATGGATAGCGGAGATTGGCTACAACGGTAAATCGAAGTACCTCGGAGCGTTCGATAGTGCCGAAGAGGCTTTCGAATTCAGATGCCTGGCCGCCGAACTGCTGTACGGCGATTTTGCAAATCACACGGCTTTTGCGGGAGAGATGAAGTGAGCGACGGAAAAAACATCGATGCGCGGGACGAGCGGGAAGCGTTTGAGACGCATATCAAGCGCGCGGCATGGTACGGCGTTCTGTCCCAAGCAGCTAATGATGATGATGACGGCGCGAGCGTCTTCCGCATGGCGCGCATGGCGGCAAGCGAGGCATGGCAAGCCCGCGCCGCGCTCACCGCAAAGTCCGACGCGGCGGCAGGCGAGCCGGTCGGAGTTGTTGCACACGACCCCGTCGAACGCGGCTACCACATGGAAGCGCTGATCTCGTGGGATGACATTCCCGTTGGCGCGAAACTGTATCTGCACCCCGTCAGCGAGCCGAAAGCGCCGTGCACAGAATGCGGCGGTAGCTCGGCCATTAAGTGTCGTTCGAAGCTTTGCCCGCAAAGCGAGCCGAAAGCGCTGACGGATCGAATCAACGCACTGTGTGCCGCATACATCGTCAAGACCGGCGATGACTTCGCATTGGGCGGGCACGAGCTTGCCGTGAAAATCCGCGCCCTTCTGCGCGAATCGGAGCACTCCAAATGAGCGCGCAACTGTCGTTGGCGTTCGCCGAGCATCCGGCAGTAAAGACCGTGCGCCTGTCGGCAAAGGACGAAATTCGGCGAGTGTTGGCTGATTCGCTTCCGCCCGATGTCCCTCCATTTTTTGCACGAATTGTTAGCGCGTCTTTCACGGGCAAGAAGTCGGCCATTGGTGAACTCGAGATGTTCGACGGAGCGAAGGCTGAGATCGAAGTATGGCAGTGGCGCCCGGACAGTTCGGCATATCGCTGGGTGCGTCTCGATGGAGGCGATTTGACATGGGAGGGCGGACGCTGGAAACGCGTCGCGATCAACGACTTTAGCGATGGGGTGAAGAATGACTGACGCAACGAAACTGATCGAGCGCTTGCGTGCCCAGTTGGTGCGCATCGAATCCGCACTCTACGACACGCGCCCCAAGCAGGCCGTTGGCGAAATGGTTGTGCACGCTATCACCCTCATTGACGTCGCTCTTGTCAATGAGACGGAAGCCCGTATCGCTGCCAATGGCGCGGAGCCGGTAGTTTGGTTCGGCGGGAATAACTACTGCACCACGAACCGCGAGATTGCGGAGCGATTCAATCTGAGGCCCGCATACGCCGACCCTGTCGCTGACAGCGCGATGGCGAAGATACGCGAGGCGATTGCCGACTATCACTTCGCGCTCGACCTGCGGGCGCATGGCGGCGTCGCACAAGACCGCGCGTTCAACACCATCTGCGGTGTGCTCGATATGCACTGGAAGCAGGGCGAAGAAACCGCACGGCGCACAGCTATCGCCGCACAGACCAAGACGGGGGAGTGATATGACCAAGCGATCGCAGATAGCGCCGACATTCGAGACGATCGGCCAGAGGATCCACCGGCTCAGAAAAGCATCAGGCCTGTCGTTGGCTGAGTTGGGGACCATGGCGCACGTAACCGATAACGCGATCGTCCATATCGAAAAGAATCGGCATTTCCCGCGCGTCGATACGGCAATCCAGATAGCCAGAGTGTTCGAGGTGACGCTCGATTATCTCTGCTGTGTAACGCACGAAGACGCCAGTATCAAGTGAGGAACGCATGAAACGCACATCCGAAACCCGTATCGGCCAGCTTCTGGCACTTCTGAGCGACGGCAAGCCTCGGTCTACACCTCAGGCGGCCGACGAGCTTCATTACGACGCTGGCAACCTGTCCGGCGCCATGGCAGTCCTATTCGAGCGCAAGCAGGTTCATATCGTCGACTGGGTGCATCGTGCGAATGACATCTGCGGCAGTAAAAAGGTCCCCGTGTATGCGTTCGGCGACGGCGAGAATGTTCCGATGCCGCCGAAACTGTCGAAGGCTGAATACCGCGCGATGCAGTCGAAGCGCGAGATGGAAGAGCGGGAGCGTCTTGCGGAAGAGCGGGCGCGGCCTGTGAGGCCGTTCCGCCACTGGCAAGACGCGGCTCTGTTTGGCGATCACGGGAGGGCAGCATGAAAGTCCGTCTCGATAAGTGGCTGGAAACGAACTTCGACCCACCGCCCGCGATTCGCACGGCGCGCCTGTGGATCAATGCCGGCAAGATTTATCCGGCACCCGTCAAGGTCGGCCGCGCGTACTATGTCGAACAGAACGCAACCTTCCAGGAAGCGAGCGTTCGCCCTCCCCTGGCTAGTCGAATCCCATAAAAATCATGGCCCCACGCCCACGCATCCGAAAACGCGCCAACTGGCCGGCAAACCTGCACGAGCCGCGCGATGGCTATTACACGTGGCGCGATCCACGCGACGGCAAGACCCACATTATCGGGCGTATGCCGCTCGCGCAGGCGATCCACGAGGCGCAGGCGGCTAATCTGAAGGTCGAGAGAAGCCGGGCCACCACGACGCTTGCCGAGCGCCTGGAATCGTCGGGGAGGACCATCGAGGAACTCATCAAGCGTATGTCGACGGAAGGGCTCGCGCTCAACACGATCAAGGGCCTCGCCGGGCATGACGCCGTCATTCTGGCGAAATGGCCGAATCGGGACTGTGCAACGATTGAGGTGACGGATATCGCTGCCCTCCTGGAGGAACTGAAGGAACGCGGGAAAAATCGATGGGCGCAGGCGATCCGCGCGCGGTGCGTAGCCCTGTTCGACCGTGCCGTCTCGCTCGGCTGGCGCAAGGAAAATCCTGCGCGGGTGACCGAAAAGGTCAAACGTCTCCGCGTCCAGCGCAAGCGTCTGACGATGGAACAGTTCAAGGCGATTCTGGAGAAGGCGCCGGAAGTAGCACCCTGGCTTGCAGACATGATGCTGCTGGCCCTTGTCTCGGGTCAGGACCGTTCTACCGTGGCGGCATGGCCGAGAACGGCCGTGAAGGATGGCGAGGCCGTCGTTTTCCGGCAAAAGACGAAGAAATGGATTTCGATTCCCACGTCACTCCGTATGGATGCGATCGGCATGTCGCTGGGAGACGTGATCGACCGTTGCAAGTCTGCGCACATCGCGAGTCCGTACCTGATCCATCACAAGCAGAATCGCGGCAGCATCCGTCGTGGCGCACCAATCAATCTCCAGACGATCAGTCTGAGTTTTGCTGCGGCGCGCAAACTTGCGGGAATACCGGATGAAAACGCGCCGAGCTTCCACGAGATACGCAGCCTGTCGAAGCGCACCTATATGGAACAGGGCGGCATCGACACGAAGGCATTGCTAGGACATTCTGACGACAAGACCGCTGATTTGTACGCCGACAATCGGGGAGTTGCCCCGATCAAGGTGCGCATAAACATCAGTTGATTTTGAACACAGTTTGAACGAATATTGAACAACCGGGCTGGAAGCCTTATCCGTCAAGGGTGGGAAGTCAGCATGAACATGCGCCCACAGCACTTCTAAGAAATGTCGCTATACGTTTGAATATAAAGGGATTTCTCGTGTTTTGGAGGTGATGAAATTGGTCCTGAAAAGACGTGATACGTCCTATAGGAATCAATGACATACGCAGGGTATTGAACAGGAAGAAGTAACGTAGAAGCGGGGCAGAGAGCGTTGGCGCGCTCAAAGCCCCTGACCCAAAGACGACACTTTCACGGAGCGTCGACCATGAGCTGTTTCAAGCATACCGCATTCATTGCGGCCATCGCCCTTTCCATTTCCTGCGCGTCGGCACACGCCGAGACGGACCTTGTCCTGCTGGGGAAGTCCTGGCATATGGGCCACGAAGTTCCAGCTGGCGACGTCGGCTACAACGTCAACCAGTACAACTGGGGAGCTGGCCTGGAATACCGGCAGGACATGTGGCACGGCCAATGGATGGTCGGCGGCCTGACCTATCGAGACACGTTCCGCAAACAGGCATACACGCTCTATGGCGGCTACCAGTTCACGGTGCCGGTATCGGATAACTGGTCAGTGTTCGCGAGCGTGCGCGCGGGCTATGTCAACGGTTCCGGCCATCATGGACCGGGCGCACTTCCGAGCATCGGAGTCAGGTACAGACGCGTGTCCGTCGAAGCGGTGTATATTCCGCCTGCGGAGAAGCAGGGCTATAACTGCATTGCCGTCTTCGGCAGAATCGCTTTCTGAGAGAAAAATCAATATGCATATCGCAGATCTTTGGGTGGTTCAGGCGTTCATGAACCAGTACAAGAGCCTTGCCATCATGGCTACCATCTGCATGGCACTTGAATACGCTTTCCCGGCGCGGCTCTACAGTTTCGCCTCCTATCTGCGCGGCGCGCGTAACTGGGCTATCAATGCCGGCATCGCCTCGTGCCTATGGTGGTGCTATATCTGGGTTACCGGGCAGCTTGGCGTGAAGCCACTGGTTTCGATAAATCTGGGCCAGATCCTGCATTCGGATAATGCCGTTTTGAAGTTCGGCGCCGGCATCGTGTCGGGCATCGTCGTCGCGATGGTCGGTGACTTTTTCTATTACTGGATGCACCGGGCGCAGCATGCCGTCCCGTTCCTGTGGCGATTCCACGCCGTTCATCACTCTGTTCGGGAATTGACGACGTGGAACTGCAATCACCACTTCACGGAACCCATCCTTTCGATGTTGATGGTGTCGCTGCCGCTAGCCCTGATCCACATCGACTCAGGAGTGGTTCCGGTTACGGTGGCCTCTCTGATCACATTCCAGCATCACATTTCCCACTCCAGCACGCGGCTCGGCCTCGGACCGTTCCGGCGAGTGTTCGGCGACGGCCGCTTTCACCGCGTCCACCATTCGATGGAACTGCATCACTGGCATCTGAACTTCGGTTTCTTCACGACCGTCTGGGACGCGCTTTTCCGTACCGCATACTGGCCGAAGAAGGATGAATGGCCGGACGTCGGCCTGCCGGATGTCGGCGAGCCGAAGACGGTTCGCGAATTCCTGTTCAGGCCGTTTCAGACCGAAGCAGCAACCGGCGCGAGCGCCGCAATGACGCGCGCGATCGAATGATCCCGCACGTTGGGCCAAGGAAGGGAGGGCTTCCCGATGTGCGTCAGCATTGCCGCGTGACTCCAGCCGAGCGGCACGTCCGGAACCATGTCATTGCCGTTCTTGTAAAGCCGCACATCCACCTTTGCCAGCAAAGTCCGGATGCCCAGATCCGGGCTCACGCGCGGCGGCTCGAAGCCGAACACGGTCACTGGCGGCTTGCCTGATATCGTCAGCGATACGGCCGCCAGAATCGCGATAGCGGCTCCCAGCGAGTGCCCGACGAGCGTCACAGGCTGATCCCCTGCCGCATCCATCACAGGCGTCGCGATCGCCTCCCATGCGTCCCAGAACCCACGATGCACGCGACCGATCCCCGGCAATGAGACCGGGAACAGGTCGAAGTCCGCTCCGAAACAGTCGATGTTGTCGGTGCCGGGGAACGCGACGCACAACCCCGCGCCGGTCTGGCGCAGGATCGCACGCGAGGCGCTCGACTCGATGCCAATGTCGGGCGCGGCATCGTAGGCTTGCTGTGCCAGAAGCGCGGCGTCGTGCGCGTTCATCACTGGCTCGCTGCTACAGGGGCGGCAGCAACAGGCCCGTACTGGACCAGCGCAGCAGATAGAGCAGTCTGAAAGGCAATCAGGCCGACCTGCACGCCCATCTTCGCCGCGGGGTCCATCGGCACCAGCGCGACCACCTGAAGCGCCGCGGGGATGGTCGTGTTGACGAGCGCCGCGACGGACGACGGATCGATCGACGCGCCGGCCGCGCACACCTTGCCGTTCAGATCAGCGAGCGTCGTGAACACGGCTTCCTGCGCCGGATCCGCGACCTCCATGGCCTTGATCGATAGCAGCGTCGGCTGGACGACGGCGCATGCCTTGGCAGCATGTTGCTGAAGCAACTGAGCCTTCTGCGCGATGTCGGCTTGCTGGGTGGTCGAACAGGCAGCGATACAAGCGGACAGGGCCAACCCTGCCGCGATTAGCAGCATGCGTTTCATGGTGAGTTCCTTCGGGAGTTGAGAGAGGATTACTGCTGGGGCTTGCCCGTTTTCGAGGCAATCAGGTTGATGAGCGCGTGCGCGCCAGTGAAGATCAGTGCGGCGACGACGCCGGGAACGGCATCAGGCATCACGGAGTGGAAACCTGTCAGACCCCAGCGCACGAGCGGTTCGAGCTGTACGGCAGTGATCGTGGCGCCCCCGGTCAGCCAAGGCGAGGTCTGGTTCATTCCTCTGCCTCCGCTGCCGGTTCCGGCTCCTTTGAGAAGTCGGCCCCCAGCGTGAACAGCGCGCGCTCGGCGTCCCGGCGCTTCACGAGGCCCGGCATGACTTCGCCGTTAGCCTTGTTCCAGAGCGGGAACTGGTCCGCCGCGCCCTGCATATAGCCGACGTTCAGCATCGCAAGCAGCGTCGACCGCTCAAACGCGCCGAGCCCGATGTTGTATGCCAGATCGCAGAGAGCGGCCTTCTGCTCGTCGCTGATCGGCACCTTCACGAGCAGGTCGATATGAGCACCGACGCCCTTCATGCGATACACGAGGTCCGCTTCGGCTTGCGCCTGCGTCCAGACCGTGTTCTGGCAGATGCCGGGCCCCGTCGCGCCGTATCCCACGCTCGGCACTTTCCAGCCATAGGCCGGATCAGGGTAAGCGGTGAGACTGCATCCCTCGAACTGCTTGGCGAGGTCAATCGCCTTGTCGAGCCATTCCATCATTCCTCCGTCGGGTTGGTGAGAGCTTTCAGGAGACGTTCATCGGCCTCCCGGATGGCGCGCAGTAGCGCCGTGTGATCGGTGAGCATGTCGCGCTGTGCCTCCGCGATCGCCAGCAGCGCGGCGAGCATGCTGCCTTGTGACTCGACCGTCTGCCGCTGGAGATCGGCGGATTCCTCCGCGACCATCATCAGCACGGCACTCGCCGTCGAAGCCTCGATCGATAGAATCAGATTGGTCGCGCCGAACTCAGGATCGATGCCCATCAGGTGATGCAGGATCAGCGACGTGCCGATGAAGATGAGCAAGAGGATCAGGAAGTTCTTCGGCTTCCGGATCGTCATGTAGAGGCGGAAAAGGCTACGCATGGTGAGCGACCCAGACGAGTTGATAGATGCCGATGCCGACCTCGACCACGAACAGCCCGAGCATCAGCCAGTTGACGAGGCGCGAGTGCCGCGACTCTTTGGCGTCGGCCCGCTCGGCATGGAGCGATTCAAGGGCATCAACGCGCTGGCTAAGGTGTTCGATCTGATCGCCGACCAGATCGAAACGCCCTTCGATGATTTCGTCATCCATGGTTCTTGACGAACAGGGAGATGATCTCGACGAGCATCAGGCCGCCCGCGAAGATCGCAGCCCATTTCGCCGGGATGGCGTTGATGGCGTCCGTCATGCGCCGCTCGAATTTCTCGTTGATGTCGACGCGCAGACGGTTGATGTCGTCCTTTGTGGCGACGGCGGCAATTGCCATGCGCAGTTGATCAACGGTTTCGTCCAGCTTCGCGAGGTGCTGGTCGTGGCGCGCGATATCTTCATCGTGCGCACGAACGCGCTCACGCAATTCAACGATTGCGGCCATATGCTGATCCATTAAAAATCCCCGTTTAGTTGGTCGGAACGATGGTGAAGTTATCGGTGATGCCGTTGCGAATCAGGTTGACCGGGTTGGAAGACGAGTTCCACACGGCCGGGACGTTGAAAATCTTGTTGAGGACGAGCTGAACGCCGGTCGTGTTGTTGCGGACGAGAACGTTGCCGGGCCATGAACTGTTAGGGCCGCATGTCAGCTGTGTGCCGCCTCCGCTCAGGTCTACTTGCAAGGTCGTCAATGTTCCGTTGAAGAACGGTTGCCCGGAAAGGTCGATGTAGAGGCCACCCGCTGTCTGCCCGATGCGGTTGCCATCGAAGCGGCCGGTCTTCCCGAGCAGTTGGCTCATCGAGATCGGTGGCGCCGAGTTGGCGAGGTACTGGACCCATTGGTCGAGCAGAGACAGCGGCAGCGAACGGTTCAACTCGGCTGCAATCTGCGACATGGACAGCGGGAAGCTGGCGGGCAGCGTCATTTGACCGGCTCCAGCAGCGCGCGCAGGCGCAGCACTTCTGCGGCGAGTTCAGCGCACGCGACAAGCGCGGCCTGCCCATAGGCGACGGACAGACGGTCTTCACCCTGCACCGCTTCCGGCATGAACGCCTGAAGCGACTGCGCGCCGACGCCGACCTGACGCTGACCCGTATCGATGCGCGTGAACGTGCCGCGCTTGAGCGCCGCGAGCGACTCGATGAAGTCGGCAGGCATCGCCTCCCAATCGGTCTTCAGGCGCTCGTCGGAATTGGCCGTCAGGTTGCCCAGAACGGTCGTGTTTCCCGAGTCGTCAATCAGGATGAGGTTCGTGCTGAATGCGTCGTTGGAGACAGCAAATTGGCCACCCGTCACGTGAATGGTCTTGGAAGGCGTCGTCGCGCCGTTGCCGACCATCTTCAGACAGGCACCGGGGCTGCCGTTCGTGCCGTTGATGGTGAACGTGTCGTTTCTCGTGCCGGGCTCGTTCAGCGTCAGCCGACCGAGCGCGCCGATGGAGGGAGTGGCGGGATTGACCATGCCCACGTCCACTTCCGAGATGCCGCTGTCCAGCGCACCGGAGTCGAGCAGTACCGTGACCGTGGTGAGTGATGTGTACGCGGACGCCGTGATGATCCCGTACACGGTGCCGGCCGATACCGTCACACGTACGCGACGGCCGATGCTGTAGCGCGAAGCCAGATTGCCCGGCACGGTGAACTGCGTGGCACTCACGAACGTCGGCGTGTCGCCCATGTTCTGCCAGTCCCAGCCGTTCTGATACTGGGCGGCAATGGCCGCCATCATGGCGCGCGCGGAATCGTTGACGGTCGACGGCGACTGACCTTCCGCCCAGTTGATGCTCGGGTCAGCAGACGCGTTATTTGCTGCTGTGGTGGACCACTGCCAGAGTGACATTTCGATTCCCCTATAATGCAAAAACCCCGCACAGGGCGGGGCTTGGAGTTTTCATGTACGACCAGATAATCCAGCTTTTCCTGATCAAGCTAGCCGTCGTGGTCGTGTTGGGGCTACTGGTTGGCATTTACGAGGCCGCCCGCAAGTCCGTTGGTAATGGCTGGACGCCCATAGTTCAGCAGCCCCTGCATGAGCGGATTTGGAACCGCCTGCGCGGCCGCAGCAGCACGAGCGTCGAGATACGGGAGAACCGTGTTCGGGTCCATCAGAAGTCCCGTTAGCCGATCCTGGAGTCGGCCTCCGACCATCTGGCCGATCCTGTTACCAGCCCCAAGAATCCCGAGCCCCGCCATCGGGTGCCCGAGCGCCATAGCGCCAAGCGCGCCCACCGCCTTCCCGACATTCCCCGCACCGCCGAACGTCGGACCGTAGAGTTGGCGCGCGAGCCATCCCTGCGCCGCGAGGTTATATGCCGTGTCGCTGCCGGGAGACTTGATCGAGTTCGACACCGTCGCGCGCTGCAGATCCTGTCCGATGCCCTGAAGCGTGTTGTGCGCGCCCGCTTCGATCCCGAACGGCGAGTTCTTCATGGCACTTTGCAGCGCCGAGCGGAACGGCATCATCTGGATTTCCGGCACACCGCCAGCATTCATCGCACGCGTACCGAGCCCATTGGCGATTGCCTGCCCTGCTTCCATTGTATTGACCGGGACGCTCATCTGCGCATAGGTCTGCGCCGCCTGACGCTGCGCCGGAATATACGATTGCGTCCAGCTCTTCAGATAATCGTTCGCGTCCGTCAGCGCGCGCACCTGCTGAGCCGATCCGCTGCGCTGAGCCTCCCCGATCATGTCGTCGAGCGCGCGCTTCGTGTAGTCGAGCGCCTGGCCATTGATTTCCCTGCTTCCCCCCTGCTGTGGCCACGTCAGATTGACGCCTTCGTTCTGCGCCATCGTGTCGGCGCGCTGCATTGCCTGCTGCACGGCGGGCCGCTGCGCGAACCGCATGAATGCCCGACCGACATTGGCTGTCTGCTGGTTCGCAGCGTCATAGAGCGGCTGAACAGCGTCGGCGCGCGCAGTCTGCGCGGCCTGCAGCGCTTCGGGGGTCTGCGCGACGCCCATCAGCGCATTCCAGCGCGCGTCGTTGTTGTCGATCGCACGCTGAGCCATCGCAGTCTTGAATGACGGGATATTGCCGGCTGCTTTCTCGGTCTGCACCATGAACGGGGTTTGCGCGGCCTGCGCCGTCGTCGGCACGGAGCCCTGAACGAACTGCGGCGCGCTGCGGATATTCGCCGCCGCCGCCGCCGCTTCTGCCGGATCCATCGCGTTCGCTATGCCTCGACCGACGTATCGGCCCGGTTGCACGACGGGCTGCACGACATTCCATAGCCCATTGCCGACCGCGCGCGCACCTTCGAATGCGGCGGGGATTGCTGCGCCGGTAGCTGCGCCCAAACCGATCTGGGCCGCTTTCTGCTGCCCAAACGATTGATCGCTATTGCCCGTCGTCGGCATCAATCCGCCACTGACGCCGCCTTGCAACGCGCCCATGCCGATGCGACCGAGCAGACCTTCGCCACCGCCCATCGCCATCACAGGGAGTGTACCGACGGCATTGCCGCCGAGGCGCGCCAGATCGATCCCGCTCTGACCGTTTGCCGCGCGCTGCGCGTCGTAGGCCTGATTTTGCTGGTCAATGGTCTGCTGCATCTGCGGCAGCGCCGCGCGCGCGTCCCTGGCGAATTGCGAATCCGGCGCGATCTTGTCGGCAACCCAAGACAGGCCATGCACGATGTCCTGCGCACCGCCCTTGACAATATCGCCGACGCCCGTCAGGAAACCGTTCGTCACCGGAACAGGTTGCCCGGCAGCGGGTTGAACTGCTGCGGCTCCCGCACCGCCCGCTGCCGACGCCGGGACTCGTGGCGCGCGCAACGACGGCGGAACGGCTTGCGTCGTCGCGTCACGCTGGATCAGCGCACTCACGTCCTGCGGCGCATTGGCGGCCGGCGCAGCAGGCTGGTTGGCGAGGAAATCGTCGATCGCGCTCATTTAAGTTGCCCCGTCTGGACCATCAGGTCGAGCGCCGCCTTCATCTGCGGGTCTTTGACCGCCTGCTGAAGCGCAGCCGTGCGCTGCGGGCTCGCCGGCATGCCCATCAGGCTCGTCAGTTGCGGCATCATCGACGGCTTGATCGCGTTGTCGAACGCCGCGCTCTGCTGCGTGTAGGCCTTCTCATTGCCCTGATTGAAAGTCGGATTCAGCGTCTGGCGCTTCAGGTGATTCCAGTCGAGCTGGTTAAGCTGGTCGTTCAGGCCAGACAGCTTTGCGGCTTGCGGCTTGTCGAAGGTCGGAACGGCTTCATCGAGCGTCGCGCGCGAGGCGTCGGTGCCGCCCGAGCCGAGCGCCTTGCCTTGCAGGCTGACGAAGTTCGCGTGTGCCTTCTGATACTCGGCAGCGTTCTCGTTGATGCGCGTCGCGACGTCGGCCGGCAGAAAGCGCGATGCGGTATCGCCGAAGCCCTGGTTCTGCGCAATCGAGATCATCTTCTGGAGAGCCTGACGCGACTGCTGGTAAGTGTTGTCGGAGTCGGCAAGATGGTTCTGCATGTCGGCCATCTGCTGGCTCGGAGCGTTCTGCGCCGTGTTCGCGGCATTCTTCGCGCCGGGCGCGAGTTCGGGCGACACAGAAGCAGCGCCGCCTTGACCGCCGTTGCCCGCGAAGTTCTGCATTGCCGCGTGTACCTGCCCGACATAGCTCTGCGTTTCGGGCGGCAACATCTTCCACGGCCGGCCCGCTGAGATCCACTTGTCAGCGTTCGACGGTCCCCAGTTGTAGGCGACAGCGGCGTCCGTGTCGTTGCCGTAGCGCTGCTGCATGGCGTTCGCATAGTCCGCGCCGACGCGCTGAAGCTCGGCTGGCGAGTTGTTGCGCGCGGGCGTGACGCCGAAGCCCGGATTGCTGCTTCCTGCTCCCGTCGGCGTCACCTGCATGCTACCCGCTGCGCCCGATGCCGGATTGACCGCAGCCGGATTTCCCTGGCTCTCGACCATGCGGATAGCGTTCTGGAACGGCGTGAAGTTCGGGACGCCGGGTCCGCCATTCGTCAGCTGGTCGCTCAGTTGCCCCTGATTGACATAGACGGGCTGGCCGTTCTGGTAGCCGGTCGTGTTCGTGCCGTATGCCTTGCCGATCGCACCGGCCGCCGCGCTTCCCTTGACCGCTTCCGGACCGCCCGAGACGGGCGCAACACTCCACGTCCCGTCACCATTCGGGACATTCATATAGCCCGCTGGAGCCTGTCCAGGCGTTCCGTAGACTTGGCCGCCCCGGATGTACGGAGCGCCCGGCCGCAATGCGACGATGCCTTCCTTGTCGACCACGCCGCGCACAGCGTTCGTGTATTCAGGCGTTCCGTAGCCGTATGCCGCCGCCGCGTTTTTCTGGATGTCCGTCGGCATCATGCGCGCCAGCGTCGGATCGTGCTCGACCGCCACGCGCATCAGATCACCACCGCCCTGAATGCCCGCCATGTTCATCAGCATGCCCTGCTGGAACAGTTGCTGCGGCGATCGACCGTAGATAGAACCCGCCGACGGCGCACCCGATGCGCTCGAACCATCCGATGCGCCGCCGACGCCCGATGCGGGCGCCATCGTACCCGGCGCGCTTGACGCGGGGCCGAAGAGCGACGAGTAGGACGGTGCCGACGATTGCGGAGCGCCCTGATCGCCACCACCCATCAGCCCCTGCATCGCGCGCATCTGAAGCAGCCCGCGTTGCATCTGCAACGAATTGTTGAAGCCCTGCTGCGCGCCCTCCAATCCGCTTCCCATCGCTTGCCCGAAGCTCACCGGCAGACGCGACGGACCCGACGCGGCCAGCAGCCCCTGCGCGAGCCCGAGCATGCCAGCCGTCTGCGGGTTGGCATACATGTTCATCAGGCCGTTCCCATCGAAAAGATCAGCCATTGAAGCCTCCAAACGGTCGCGCGCCGGCCTGCATCAGCGCTGCTGTCTGCAACGGTGACTGCTGGTACGACGAGCCATTGAATTGTGTGTAGGGCAGCGCTGGCGAGACATAGGCCGTCGGGCCGCGCGGATTGCCAAAGGCAGGATGACCACCGAATCCGCCGCCGCCCATCTGCTGCTGTCGTTCCTGGTCGTTCTGCTTCATGAGCTGCTGGGCCTGCTGCATCATCTGCTGCTGGCTCATTCCCCCGCCGCTGAAGAGGCCACCCATCGACGCACCGCCGAGTGGCGACGCGCCCGCGACTTCTCCAGACAGGCCACCGCCGAGTGCGCCACTCGATGTGCCTCCCATGCCGCCACCGGGCAGCAGACCGCTGAAAAGGCCCGTCGGCGAGGAACCGAGTGCGCCGCCGAGATCGCCCCCCATCGCACCGCCGAGGCCAGAGCCGCCCGCTGAGACGCCGCTTGTCAGACCTGCATCGCCGTATGCTGCCGGGCCGCTGAAAAGCCCCGTGAAGCCTCCCGCGCCCGCTCCGCTACCGCCACCACCGAACAGGCTGCTGAGGCCGCTGAAAAACCCACCGCCCGAACCTGCGGCACCCGCAGCAGCGCCAGCATCAGCGGCTCCGGCTGCGCCGCCTGCCGTTCCCGCTGCGCCCGCTCCGCTGCCAGCAGCACCCGCCGCACCGGCAAGCGCTGGAGCCGCGAAGATGCCGCCGATGGTCATGCCGATCGAGTCGCCCGGCTTCGCATGGCCGAGATTCGCGAGGTTGTTTACAGCAGGGATCTGCCGCAGCGGATTGACCGTCTGGTCGAACTGGTTCAGAGGCTTCGCGATAGGTTCAAGTACGCGGTTCGTTGCGCTGGGAATAGTGCGCGAAGTCAGATCCGCCCACCTTCCTCCCGAAACCCAGGACAGGGGGTCGGTCCATCGCTGAATGTGCTCGCCGGCGTAGCCAACGGGCGAATCCTGATTGTCCGCGCTGAGCGTGTTACCGAATAGCCAGGACATGGCGGCCTCCGATCTTGTCGTAGTCGACCTTGTCGAAGCCCGAGGCCATGTCGCGCGAGACGGCGTGCGGCGCCACCATGCGCACTTCGTCTGCCATGACGCCCATGCGGCTCACGCGCGGCGAATCCCACAGATAGCGGTATCGATAGAGCGGCAGCCCGTTGTCGAGCGTGTAACCCGTCAGCTTGATATCGACCTTCAGGCGACGGTCCGAGAACGCGCCGAGCAGTCCCCCGCCGATGCCGCCGATCGCCGATCCCCACGGCCCGAACGAACTGCCCAGCGACGCACCGCCCAGAGCACCGCCGAGCGCGCCGGCCGCCTGGTTCTGGTAATACGGCTGCGTTGTCGACGTGTTCCCGCCGTACTGGCCTTGAATCAGGTTCGAGTAGTTGTTCAGCAGTTGCCACGGCGCGTTGATCTGTTGCTGCTGGAGCGCCTGCTGGTTGCCGCCCATGTTGTAGAGATTCGTCGCGGCAGCATTCGTCGAATTGGCGATGTTCGGCGCATTGAAGCTGCCTTGCAGTTGCTGCTGTGCCGCCGTGTTGTAGTTCGACGAGAGGCCCTGAGCGCCTTGCAGCATGTTCGACATGTTCTGCTGATACATGTTGTTGAGCATGCTCGAATCGACGTTGCCGAGCTGCGTGGCAAGGTTCTGCTGGTTCTGGCTGACCGCCTGATTGTAGGCACCTGAGCCATAGCGCCCCGATCCAGCGAAAGCACTGGCCGTCTGCGGCGCCGTCGCGGTCTGGTACGAGCGCGTGATTGCGTCGTTGGCCGCTCCGAGCGCCTGCGACATGTACGGGTTGTTGTTCATCGACCCGTTGGCGAACTGGCTGAAAGCCGAATTGCCGGGGTTCGAGTTCAGATAGTTGCCGTTCAGCAGGTTCGTCGTGTAGCTGCCCGCTGCGTTGTTGACTGCCGGCGCGACGCCGAAATTCGTGTCGTGCGCGACGCCCTGCGTGATGCCCATGGCCTGCTGCTGCATCGGCGTGAACCCGGCAACGGTCGATGATGGATTCCCCGCCATGCCGTTATAGGTGTTCGCCGCGCCGCTGAATACCTGATTCAGATACGGCTGCTGACCCGACCACGGATCGCTTTTCTGTACGGTCGTTGTCGACCCACCGCCACCACCTGGCATGGCATTCCCCTTTAAAGTCGCTTTTCCAAAACGATGTGGGTCATGTCGTAGTCAGGTAGCACCGATTTCCAGCCCGGCCGCGCCTGCAACTCCATTGCTTCGCATCCCTGTGATTTCGCCCAGCTTTCGATCCGGGCGATGCATTCCTTTTCCCATTCCCTGCGATTGCGGCCCGTCACGAGGCGGATCGCGCAAACCTTCTTCTTCGGATGCACGACGATGCGCGTCACGCCGACCGCATACGCCGTTTCCGTTCGCCAGATCCACAGCTGATCGTCTCGCTCCAGCAGGCCGATCCGGATATCGTTCTCGTCGAACTTGCCGCGCGATCGCTTGCACGCTGCTGCGATCCACGGACGAACTTCGTCCCACACGTCATCGACAACGTGTGCCGGGATGCCGTAGAGCATGGTTAGCCGACCAGAAGAAGGTTGAAGAGGCGATCGACCTGCGCGTTGTTCGCGTGCGTGAGCGTCGCGCGGCCGTTGACCTGCGCCGAGACGTACAGCCCCGAGAGCGCCGCGGCAGCGTTCGCCGTCAGTGCCGACGGAAACAGCCCCGTATAGGCACCGATGCGCTTGTCCGTGACGGTCGTGGTCGTCGAGTTCGGCGTGAGCGTCACCTGAATGACGTTGTTCGATTTGCCCTGCAAGAGGTTGTTGGCAAGGCGCGCGATCTTCCGGCGATGCTCCGCCTCGTTCGGAAGCATTTCTTCGACGCCGGTATAGCCAACATTGCTCATCGCGACCCCGACACGTGGACGTCATCATCGGCAATCTCGATGCCTTGCAGATGCGTGAAGGCACCGCTCGTTTGCACGCGAGCGCGCATATAGCGCCCATCGGCGCGCACCGGGCACTCGCCGTCGTCGTTCAACGTGCTAGACGTCGTGAACACTGGCGAATCGACCAGGCGATTACGCGTGCCTATCTGGACCGTCGGCGAGCCGCCATCGATCAGCGGGCGCGTCGAGGTCAGGAAGGCCCGTTTTCCGCGACCGGCGAACGGCTCTAGTTCTACGGTGTCAGCAGTCGCATTCGCGGGCGAGCCGGTGAAATAGTTGAGCTTATGAGCCGCATCGAATGCGCCCATCAGCACCTGACCGCCCGTCCAAACGCGCGAATCGAGCGAGAACGGCAGCGTGTCGAGGTTGTATCCGGTCGAGTCAAGCGATTCCAGTGAATAGCCCTGCGTGATCGCGCGGAAGATGTACTCAGCGTTGACCTGCGCGAATCCCCACTTGTCGAGCGCCCAGTTGTAGACGATCAGCGAGTCAGGAACGCCGCCAGACGCAGAATTCGACGGGTATAGCCACATGATCAGGCGGTTGATCGGGTCAAACGCGCCGATAACGTTCGCCAGATACGCCGTGTTCACGTTTTTCCAGAACGTCTGGTCGACACGATCCACGCCGATCGGGCGCGACGTCGAGCCGTCGAACGCATAGAACCCGTCTTCGCCCACGTAATAGGCCAGCGCGCCCAACTGGACGATGCTCTTCGGACACGGCGTGCCGCGCACACCTTCAGCCGGGTAGAAGCCAAATACCGTCGGCGAGCCCTGAAACACGATCCGGAAGATGCCGCGCTCGAAGAACACGGCACCGTCAGCGTTACCAAGGTTGCCGACCAGACCCATGATCCAGCCCTGATCCCCCGGGATGATCTGCGAGCCAGCAAGCAGTTGCGCTTCCGTCGTGCTACCGGCTGCCGGCCACGTCGTGGGATCGTCGATCGCGCACCACTGCACGCGCTGCGGTTGCGCTCCGTTCGTTCCGTCGAACGTGTTGCCGACCATCACGAAATCCTTGATCGTCGTGATGTAGCGCGCCTGCGGTGCACCTGCCGCGAGATCCGCGAACTGGGTGCTGGAGTTCAGCACGAATGATTGCAGGTTCTGCCCCTGTGCCGCGCCAATGACGCGCTGACCGTACTGCGTGAAGAACCAGCGCTCACCCGAGGGCAGCGAGTATCCGCCGCCCTTGCTGACGTCCGTGAATCCGGTGTTGCCCGGCGCGAGCTCGTAGAGCTTGTCAGCGGTGCCAGCGAACAGATAGTTGTTCGCGCCCGTATCGATAGCCACAGCCGCGCCAAGGCACTGCGAATCGAGCGCATTGCTGCTGAACCGGGAAAGCGTGCCGACCGGGCCCCACGATTCCTTCGTGCGCGGGAACAGGTTCACGACGTTTGCGGACGCGCCGCTCGAATTGTTCGCTGGCAGGTCCGGGGCGAAATCTGCGATAGGGAGCAGCATCAGGCGGCCACCATCGCGAGAGACGAGCCGGACAGTTCCTCAGCCTTGTCGGCGAGGATGAAACTGGACAGTTGCTGCTGGTAAAGCGAATCCCACAGGCCGAATGCCTCCGTGTCCTTGTTGAAGCGCGCGGCAGCACGGTTGGTGGCGGCCAGCAGAATCGTCGGAATCGTGTTCGTCATCCACGTGACGCTGTTCACCGACGTCAGCTGCTTCGACTTCTGCCAGTAGACGCCGCTGATCGAATAGTTCGAATCCGGATACGGGCCGAAGATGAAATTCGAGCCGAGCCTTGCGATATAGGCGGGCGTTCCAGATGCGACCTGAGCCGGGTATTGCGTGTAGATAAATTCGGGCGTGACGCGCTGCATCTCGAACGTATTGCTGTCGATCGAAACGAGGCCGATTTTCAGCGCCATGTAGTCGGACGGCAGCGGCGCGACGCCGTTGGCGATCGTCGTGCTCAGCGTCGCCTCCATCGCCTTGATGCCCTTGCCCTGATTCTGCGAGAAGGTGTCGCGGTAGATGTCCGCTTCGGCGATCTGGATGAAATAGTCAATCCAGTTGCCGAGGTCAGCGCGCGCAAACCAGTCCTGCACAGCCTGCTTCAGCGAGTTGTAGTCGTAAACGCCCGCTACGCCTGTGGGCGTGCCGGTGCCTACTGCCGGGACGAAGATGGTCATCAGACGCCTCGCAGAAAGTAGGCGGTGAACGTAACGGAGCTCCAGTCGAGATTCCTCGTTTGCTGGAGTTCGTCATTCGCCGACACGACTGGCTCGAAACCGCTTTCGAAACCGTCTGGAAGACAGCGCATCAGGACGTCACCAGCCATCAGGCCGGTTGCCGATACAGCCCCTGCTGCCGACAAGCCATCGAAAACCATCTTGACGACTGTTGCCGCGTTGCTCGTGACGGTGCTCATTAACGCCTCCGACGTGCCCAGATCGAGCCCGTGTAGGTCTCCGTGCTGGTCGTAAAATTCGTGCTCCCAACCAGAAAAACAGTCGTCGTCGTCGAGACGTTGATGCGCTGCATAGGCGTAGTAACAGTAACCAGAGACCCAGCGGAGAGCGACATACCAGCCATGCCCCCGTAATTCGGTGCAGCCGGATGCGTGGCGCTGACTGTGGAGACTGATCCAAAGCATGCCTGGATGATCGTCGAACCAGCGGCAACACACTGAACTGACCCCCACACGTCCCAGTCGCCAGCCGTCAGGCTGATGCTCGTGACGTTGGTCGCTGCCCCGTTGGTTGCTGAGACGCCGGTCCCCGTCGCAGTGATGAATTCGCCAAGGCTGC